CAGGACCTAGAGAGAATGGTATATTAGTATCACTACCTGAATTTGTGGTATATATTTTTACTTTCCAATCCTCATCTTTAAGGTCTGTAAATTCAGATGTAAATAAAGTATATCCCATTAGAATCTATTTCTGTCTCTCGACGCTCTGTCATTACTTATTACGATGTCATCTCCTGATATACGGCCGTACACCTGTATAGATTTGTTTCCTATTATCTTCTCTAGCTTAGATAAAGGAGCTATTACCTCAGGATCTACACTAGCCCCAGCGTTATCTCCTACCATTGCGAGAGTAGGTCCATAGGCTAAACCTCCTGTTTTTAAAGCTGGTACGTTAACCAGGAGAGCCTCTAGAGCTGACAAACCAGCTAAAGCAAAAGCTGGAGCTGTTAAGCCTCCACTAAGTAAATTAGCTGGATTAGTTGCGCTCGTAGCGTTAGCTATTACATTAGCTTTCGCCATAGCTATAATAGAGCGTATAGCATCTCTAGCAAAGCTCTTGAGTGCTTCTTTGCCTGTTAAAGCTCCTTTAGCCATCTCTCCGAAAGCTGTTCCAAAGCTTTCACCTAGTGCTACAAAACTATTTTGTACTGTCTCTGTAACTTCTACAGCTTTAACCTGGAACTCATCTAAGAAACCGAGTAAAGAAGATGTATCTCCTCCTCCTGGAGCTTGATTTAATGATACTAGTAGCCTATCAATCTCACTGTTAAAGATCTTTACATCTTCAGCCGCTTTTTTAAATCCTCCCTCATCTCCTGTGATAGCCTCATCTATATCTGGAGCGTTTTTAAGATCTACTAACTCACTCTTTAGATCTCCTATAGATTGTGTTAAGTGCTTTATTATCTTGTTATATCTATCTACAGTTTTATTTGCTGCTTGTCTCTCGAATTTATCTCCAGTTAATTGAAGTTTTTTACCAGTTTTTAAAAGATTTTGTGCGCTCCTTAACTCTTGCTCCTTAGCTCTTATCTGTCTCTTTAAAGCTAGTCTAGCCTCCGCTGCATCTAGATTGTCTAAGTCTTTTATAAAGTTCTCTGTTTCCTCTCTCGTTCCTTTAATATCTCCTTTAAGAGAAATAAATACAACTGATAAAGCAGCTACAGCTGTAGCAGCCAAAACTAATGGATTCAGCATCATGGCAGCAGTTAACTTAACCCAAGAGGCTGCTAAACCTTGAACCCCAAATATTAGTTTAGGAATACCTATAAGTAAAGGACCCATTACAGCAAGCAAGCCACTCACTACTAGTATATTTTGCTTCTGTGAGTCAGATAAAGTTGTAAACTTTTCAGCTAAATTAATCACAGAGTCAAGTAATGAGTTAACTATAGGAAGCAGATCTTCAGCTAGAGCTGCTCCAGCTAACTTTAATCCATCTAAAGCTGTGCTAAACTTTCCTGAAGCTGTTTGAGATAGTCGCTCCATTGAGCCATTAGCTATACCTCCTTCAGAAGCCATAGCTCTTAGAGCTTCCTCGAACTCTTTAACGCTTACAGCTCCAGCTCCTAACTCAGAGCCTAGAGAGCTATTTGCAGAGCGTAGAGCGTCAGCTATGGGAATACCCCTCTCCATTAATTGGTTAAGACTTTCAAGTTCAACTTTACCCTTAGCTTTAACCTTAGCGAATATAGCTGCAATATCATCTATTTGATTGCCTGTACTTGCTGCTATATCTCCTAAAAAACCTAGTGTATTATTTATCTCTGGTAAGTCTGTACCTGTAGCTATAAGCTGCCTAGCTGCATTAGCAACCGCTTCTATCTGAAAAGGTGTATTAGCTGTGAACTCATTAAGCTGCTTCATCATGTCAGCCGCTTGCTTAGCTCCTCCTGTAAGAGAGATAAAACTAACCTCCATCTTTTCTAGGTCCGCAGCGCTCTTAATAGCCATAGCTCCCACACCTAAAATAGGAAGCGTTATAGCTCTAGTCATCTGCTGACCGAGAGCCGTAAAGTTAGAAGTCATAGAGCGCATATTACGCTGTACTGTACCGAGGCTCTTATTTAGATCCCTAGTATCTCCTCCTATCCTTACAACTAAATCTCCTAGCTTTGCCATCTCTTATCTATCTGCTAGAGCTTTGAACATATCCCAGCCCTTATTATTATTTACTTTGTCCTTCTTTTCTTCCTCCTCCCAAGGAAATAGCGCAAGATCTTTACAGCTAATTTTATGACCAGCTTTAGTATGAACGTTGAGAAGTAGCGCCGTTTGCCATCGGGTACGTTCCCAGGCTGCTCTCTCTTGGCTTTCCTTCTCTTCTTTCTTTCCTTTGACTGCATTAATAAACTCCTTAAAAGTTAAACTATACAAGGATGTAGGGCTGAGTCCCAACATACCCAGCCCTAGCTCCTCTATCCTTTGCCATGTTAAAGGCTCTCCTCCTCCGTTTTTTTTTCTTCGGTAGAGTTACCTCCCATTGCTTCCTCCATGACTTTAACTAATTGCGGCACGTCTTGCACTGTAATTAATCCAAGCCATTCATCCACCTCCATAGTAAACTCCATCCCTTGAGCAGCACAGCCATCCACTACAAAATAGTAGATAAGCTCAGGAATTAACGTAAGATCTGAAGCATCTACCTCCACCACCTTAACCCCTGTAGCCTTCTCAAAGTTCCGCCAGGCTCTCATTGTAGCCTTGACTGGATAGCTTTTATTATCGAGTGTAATATCCATACTATGAAATAGCTGCGTATGTTATAGCTCCAACAACCTCAAGTGTACAGCTGTAAGTAGATGTATCTTCTACTCCTCCAGAAAGCTCACAGCTAGTCACGTAAGCCTCAAAAGTAAAAGCGTGATCATTACTATCTACAGCTGGAGATGTCGCTGTACCTAAGATTTGAGTAAATTTGCAATCTAACTTAGTTCCAGCTAGCTGTAAAGGCATTATTTGTACATAGCCTGTAGTAGCTCCTTCCTCAAAGTATGCTGTAAAGTTTACTGAAGCTGATACTCTACCAGGTAAAGAAGCTTTTAAACCTCCATCTTCTTTTACAGATGTATCTTTCATTTCTGTGCTTACAGATATAGAGCAATCTGTTATGTTATCTACCATAACTGGAGAGCTCCCATCTTCAGCTAACATGACTCTTAAATTCGAGCCGTTAATTAATCCTGTAGTTTGTGCCATTATTTTTTTATTTTTTTTGCTTTTTTATTTGTTCGCTTGTCTCCTCCGACTAGCGTAGTTATTAATGTATCTATCCATCCGAACACCTGAACAGCTGGAGCATCAGATGGCAATAGTGAAAAGATAGCTCTAGCAGCTATCAGTAAAGTAATTGTAACTGTTTCCCAGTTTTCTAAAAGTATATCCATTTATTAATTTTTTATTCTTATTTCATAATCCTGTATAGAAGCCCACAAGTCGCGCTTCTCGTTTACATCCATCTGCTCATTAGTGTAGTCTATAGATTGTATCTCTATGGTATTGTATGTACCGTTAACTCGCTTTAAAGCTGCTCTAACTAATACTCCTAAATCTATAGCAGCATTGTAAGAATTATGAAAGCTATACACTTCTATAGAAGCTGTATCTATAGCTCCGTTGTCCTCTTTGCTTTCGCTTGGCTGGTTGCTAACTACGCTGTAAACTATATACGGGGCATTAATTCCTGTAGGAGCTATCTCTGGAAAGATATTCGTGCTTACTACAGCGCTAATGTCACTATCATTAGTGAGTATATTATATAGAGCTTTACCTACTTTCATAGCCTAGATACATATTGCGAGAACTCTCTACGTAGTAGAATCTCCTGTAGTTTTTTACTTCTGTTTTGTGTAGCTTTTTTAGTACGCTCAAATACTCCTGTATTTTGTGTGCTGTGCTTGCCTCCGAACTGCTTACTAAAATCTCCTTTCTCTACGATATGAGCAAACCAGCCGTCAGCTCTTAAAGGAGTCTTACCTCTTTTACCTATGCTTCTAGTCCTAGGACCAGCTAAAATCCTATTACTATTCCTTTGTGGCTTCCATACTCCTGAAGATCTACGAAGTTGACCTTTATAAACTTTAGTATGTGATTTATTTCCTTCTTTATCTGTATGAGTTACCTGGAAAGATTTACCCTCGAAACGAGTGTCTTTTATATTCGCTTTTAAAGCGTTTGCATAAACATTACCAACTTTCTTATTTATATCTGTTAGCTTCTTAGCATCGTTTAAACTCCATTTAGATATCTTTTCTATCTTTTCATAGAGCTTATCTAAGCCCTCAACGCTGACATAAAGCCCCTTCTTAGAGTGTACTCTATCTCTATACTGTGGATATAGTGGATTGCTTGGCATCAGTTTTCAATCAACTCTGTTATGATTCTTTACTGATCTTGTCTTCCTACCTCCTGAACTGCTAGAATATTATAGTACTCGCTGTTATAGCTCACTCTATGAGACATATCTAAGCTAGATACTTGAGTGCTATTCCTTATAATAAAAGTTACAGATTGTAAGCTTACTAACTGCTCTCCAGAGTTACGCTCACTAGCTGAAGCTTTGCGCTCTATAGAAGCCCATACAGTAGCTAGAGTGCCCCAGCTATTAGTGCGCTCTCCATAGTCGTTTACTGTAGCCGTAGGCTCTTGTAGCACTATCCTTCTATCTAAGCTCCCTATATTCATTTAAGGCTTATAATTCTATAAGGATTAATTAAAGCTTTAATTCCTAGAGGAATCTCACTAGAAATAGTGCCAACTATTACGGCTCTCCTGTTCTCATAGAAATGTGCTGATAACATCTTAATGGCATGAACTAAAGGAGGTTTAATAGAGTTAGTTATAGTTCCTGAAATAGTTATAGCATTAAACTCATCCTCTATAACATCTGGGGTGTTTTTAAACTTTATTCTAGCTGGTTGTGTGTAGAGATCTAGAAAATATTTAGTAGATATAAGATTTTGAACAGATCCAGCTCTGTCAATATAAGTAATTGCAGTAATTGCGGATACTTCATAAGGGAAAGTAGCGCTATGGAAACTGTCTAAAGTTGCTATAAAAGTAGTAGTCTTAAAGTGCCTTCCTGTATAGTTCTGGATAGATTGTACAGCGCTGTCTATAATAGCTGTTATCGTTGTATCCTCGTCTGAATGATCCACACGCAGCCATTCCTTCATATCTGCTAAAGATATTATATCCGTTCCTGTAGGTTGTGCTGAGTAGTGAAAATACATGAAGTAATTTTTTAGAATAAAAAAAGGAGCGAGCGAGAAGCCCGCCCCCGTTTTATATATTTATTATTATTATATTACGTTAGTAATAGAAGCGAATGCTCTTGCTTGACGCACTTCTACATCGTAGAACTTATTCAAGTGTAGAGCTATCTGAGCTGTGCCAGCGTTAGAGTAAGGATCTACTAAAAGGTCCAAGCCTCCGAAGAAGGCAAGAACGAGCCCTTTTGCCCAATCTCCAAAGATAATATCTCCAGCGCTTGCTGTGCCATCTACTAAATTAGGAGTCGCTACAGCTGGGAAGCCATCGAAGCTCTGACCTTTCCAGAAAGCATCTATAGAAGATACAGTAGCTAAATCTCTAGATATCTTCCATCCTGTAGGACTCATTGCCCACTTGCAATCTGCGAAGTTTCCTCCAGAAGCTAAAACCGACTTCTCTAAATCAAATAACATTGCTGGAGTTAAAGCTGCTCCAGTGCCAGCTGTTTGATAAGCTGCTGCTGCTTTAGCAAAAGCCGCCTTATCTATAGTTTCATTGATACCAGCTGTTAGCTCTCTAGCTATTAAAGTGTCCACCTGACTACCTCCCTGGAGGATTAACTGCTTAGAAAACTTTGTCCTGTTCGCGCAACGAATTGGGCTAAGTGTAAGTTCATCAAGTTCTAATCCTGATTCAGCATCTGCACTAACTTCAGTTTCGTCAGTTCCTACAGCTTTTTCACTTACTCTAGGAAATTGTAGATTGCCCGTTGCTCCGTGTATTGTAGTTGCGCCTAACTGCTCAATCATAGTAGGAGCTCTCAAAGCTTCAATTACTCCTGGCACGTTAGTAGGTACATATCCAGAGCCGTCTCCAGATCCAGCCTGGAAGTCGTCTGCTCCTCCAGCACGTTGTAGCGCTGCTTCAGGTATTCCGATTTGTCCTGTCATCTGTAAGCCTCGAGCTTGCATCTCACGCTGAGACTCTTGAGCCCACTCCGCTTCAGCACCTTCTAAGCCCTTACCTAGAGCTACAGTATTGATAGCGCGAGAGAGAGAGAAGGAACGATTAATTTTATCCATCTCTTTAGTCTCAGATATAGAAGCTCCAGAGCTATAAGCCTGGCGAGCTATCATATCCTCATGCGCTTTACGGCGCTTAATCTTATTATCAAATTTTTCTATCTCTGACTCTAAGAAGTCTGCTCTAGATTCTTCTTCGTTAGTCATCTCTCGACCTTCAGCTTCAGTAGCTTCGATCATTTGTACATGCTCCTCGTAGTGCTTACTGCGGAGAGCTTTCATTTCATTTAAATTCATTTTTTTATTTTTACGAATTGTT